GGCTGGTGATAGGCTTAGTGTTGCATAACCCTGCGACTATTTATGTTTTATTTGATAACGAAACGATAACGATTCTGCCTCATCGACTGCATCGTCTATAGTCTTGCGGACTGGAAAAATGTCTCTAACGAGGTCGTCCATAGACCTTCCCACCTACGATAAATGTGCCATTTTTCTCAATGTAGATTAGATCGACTTGGACATTCTTACCATGCACATACATAATGGCAAATGCCTGTTGCCAATTAGCCGTTCCTTTGGTGTATGCGGCCTGTTTGAAGTCCATTAGGTTACCTACCTCAACACCATGCAGAACACGCCCCAAACGGCCTCCTATGGCTTCTGAGAAGGATGTACGCCCTGCCCTGTGGGTATGTCCAGAGATGATGTTAGTGCCGGTACGCCTAGCCGCTTCCATCGCGCTTAAACCACCCTGTGACTTAATAGGTGTGTGATCACCATGAACGGCCACCCAATTAGGAGCTAGTGGCATAGGCTTTTTGTGGAAGGTAATCCCAAGCTCATCGAACTTCATGAACTTCTCAAAACGAAGCTCTGGCAAGGATAGAAAGGATGGAATCTTTTTCATAATAATGTTGTAAATTCGATCCGTATGATTTGATCTTATGCAATCAGTCACGCCCAGCGACCATAGCAGCTCAACACAGCGATCACGATCATCGCCTAAAGTCTGCTCATAGGCTAAAGGTGTTCCATCTGACCACTTGCTTATTGTCTGGAAATCGATCTCATCGCCAATAGTGACAGTTTGATCTGGTTTGAACTTTTCCAAAAATTTAGAGATGTTGCGTGTTACATGTACATCTTCAAAAGGGACTTGAAGATCACTCAAAATAACAATTCGCTTAATCGTCATCCTCATCTTCGTAATCGCCGAACCTTTCTGGATCGACTGGAGATGGCAAGATCCATGCTGGATAAGACTGTGGCTCTGTAATCATGAATAGAGCTATAGACTCAGGGAATCCAGCCTTCTTTAAGGATTTGTAGAACTCATGCAACCCAATGCAGTAAGCATCGAGTGGAGAATAACCCTCATCTACGAACTTGTTAGTTGCTTTCCTTGCCATAAGATAATTGTCACTTCTCTAGGATGCGTAAGATGGTTTCGACACGCGCTTCCAGTAAGTTAATCTGATCGCGCATAGATGAGCCAGAGTTAGGCTTTAGTTCTTGAAGGTAGTGCTTTACTAACCATCGCACCGAGCCAATAAATGAACCAATAACGGTCGTGGCAGCAACAGCAAGAACCGCCATGTCCTCCGCAGTCATTATCTTTTAGGTGAGGCATAACCAAAGACGCCTGATAGTACTGACCACAAGATTGCTCTGTAATCAACATCAAAGTTAGTTGCTGACCATGCTGCTAGAAATGCTCCAGCTGCTAGAAATAGTGGATTCTTGATTTTCATTATTCTCCGCCTAACATAGGTATTTGATAAAAAGCCCCATCATTAGCAGCTTCTTTCTTAAAGCTGAAATGAGCGTGCTTGTCGTGTTTGTTAGCCCCTGTGTATTTTCTCCATTTCCAATTAAGGAGATGCGAGCAGATCCTTCCATCGAAAATGATGTAACTAATACGCTTCTCTGTTTTAGACTTGCAAGCGAGACGAAGTTGATCAACCAAATAGGGCATGAGGTCTGGCTTTGACCTCGGATGTAAATCCCTGTCGCAGTCGTAGGCATGAACCCAATTTTTCTCATCAGGATTATGATCTGACTTACGCGCACGATGTTTTGGGTCAGAGTAAGCCCCTGAGTCGCTACGGCGATCTCTATCCGGGAAGCAATCGTCAATTTGATTTCTTAACTGGATCGCAGCTTTGCTAAGTCTTGGAGTCATTACCCTAGAAGAATGGCTGCTTCATCGGCTGTAAGGCCGAGACGATCAAGGATTGCCTCACGCGCTGTGGCCTTGTCGGCTGCCTCTGCTTCACGCTCTGCTTCTAGCGCTGCGTGTGCTTCTGCTTCTGCTTCGCGTTGTAGTACTTCTGCATCGGTTAGTTCTATCTCAAGAACTTCACCTGTCTCGCAGTTGACTTCGATGCGTGTTGGATTTGTCATTGTTTCTCCTTATGAGTTCTTGATGCCGTATAGATAAGCTGTTGAGTATTGAGTCCAGTTACCAACATCGGGAAATAAACTCAATGAAGTAACTGCCGTTGTATTCGACCATAGATTAGCTACTAAGGCCGCATAGGCGGTTGTAGCGTTGTTTTCGCTTACTGCATCTGTTGAAGCAGATTTGTTATTGGAGCTTCTATAGTTAGGTATGTACCAATCTAAACTGCCAAAAGTGTTTGATGTTGCAGTTGAACCCACGCACTCACCTAAAAAGAAACTAGTTGTATAGAGAGTTCCTGATACAGCACTTGACCCAGATCCTTCTAAGTAGCGGTTTGTGTAACTACTTGTATTAGAGTTCATAGTTGCTTTTACTGAATCAAAAATGGCTGACCTGCTACTGCGACCTGATAATTTTACTAATAAATCTGTATAAGTACTAGGAATAGAAGTAAAATCAAAACTTGAAACTCCACCTGATCCAGCTGTTGCAGATGCTATAAGTTCGTATCCAGTAGGCATAATTAGGCCGCCTTAATTCCATAGAGGGTAAAAGTGGATCCAGTTTTGTATTGCCGAGTGCCAGAAAAAATGCTAATAGAATTGATTGCAGCGGTATTGCGCCATAAACTAACTGATGCATCTACTTCCGCAGATGAATTACTATAACGAATTAAGACTGATTTGTTTGTTGTCGTATTTGCGTAATTCATAAAATGACTAATACCAGTAACAATAGTTCCGCTAGTTCCACCACCTAACCAAGTGGCATAAATATACACATCATTAGTTGTTCTGTTGCTATTAGCAGTCGAACCATCAGCATAAAGAACAGTAGTTGAGTAATTTGATCCAGTATCTCCATTAAGTTGAAACACTACTCCTGATGGAGAAGTACCTGAGTCATTAGTACTTGATGTAACTAATACTAAATCAGTGTAGGTGCTTGGTATAGAACTAAAAGTAACCGATGATACAGCAGAGCCTACAGTCTGAGTTGCTATTGGATCGTATGTTGCTGGCATGATTACCCCTTAATTCCATAAAGTGCAAATTGTGTGTATTGAGCAAAATTTCTTGTTGTATTCTTTTCACACAAAGTAATTGAAGTAATCGCCGATGTGCTTAACCATGCCCCAGATGTGTATTGAACCCAACCAGTACCATTTCCATCCCAGCCGCTTAATGACCTAATTGTTTTATTTTTGTTAGTGTTTGTGTAATCTAAAATGTCTGTAACTTGAACTCCAAAAACATTTGTCTGACCAGCACCGCTAAAAGGACTTTCAAATGAAACAGCGCCGGGATAAGTAGCATCTGCAATAATTGCAGTTGCTCCAGCAGCGCCGCCACCTGAAGCACTGGCATAGACTAAATGTGCAGAATAGTTTAAGTAGTTTCCATCAGAGTTGAACTGGATAATTCCATAATTATCGCTATTACTTACAGTTACATACTTACTGATTGCTCTTATTTGCAAGTGCTTATAGGTACTAGGAATAGAGCTAAAGGTTACAGATGCTGCGCCACCTGCTCCAACCGTAGTTGTAGCAATAGAAACATAATCACCGACAACGCCAGCACCGCCAGCACCATCCATAATTCCTACAGAGACTCCAAACATTATGCAACGCCACCGATGACATACCATTGATCTGTGCCTGTTTTGATACAGGATGCTGCTTTGTATTGTGCAAGGGTAGGTGCTGCCGCTACTGCACCAGCAGAAAGGATCGTGGTAGTGCCAGAGGTCACTGCGTTGATTGTGCAGATGCCAGCGCCAATGTTGATAATGTTAAGCACTGTGCCAATAGGAAAGGCTGTAGTGGCGTTTGTAGGGATTCTGAAGGTGCTTGCAGAAGCATTGGACTGAGTGACAAGTCTGCTGTATTGGTCATTGGTTGTAGCTGTGTAGGTCGTGCCAGTCTGTGCGTTGAGTGTGTAGGCAGGTAAAAAATTCATGTCTGCAGCGGTGAGTACATCACCAGAGACGAACGGGTATGTCATTTATTCTCCTAGTATGCCAATACGGATGTGTCAAGGATACCGTATAATGTCGAATCCAAGATGAAGCCATCTAGGATGTTTTCCTGTGTTGTGAGTGTTGTGCGCCATGTGTTAGGCGTGATGCTGTGGGCTATGCCTTGACATTGGAGAGTCTTGACAATGGT